GATATTCATCCTATTGGTATTCATATCAGCAAGAGATATAATCGGAATACGACGCTTTGGCTTGGCTGCTTTTTTCTGCTTCCTATGTAAGTTGGTAGAAGATATTGGCTGTTCCATGGCACTCCCTGTATACCGAGGTTAAGTAAATAGAGGTGGGCTCCGGCGAAGAACCCACCCCAGGCGGCGTTACACCAGCAGAAATACTACACAATAGCACAACGCTGGAACTGCTCACTGTCACCAATTGCGCCCGCATAACGACCCCAACCAACAGAATCGTCAGAGTAGGACATGTGATCAAACGCAGTGTAGATGGTCAGATCCATACGGTTTGCGGCGATTGTCTTGATGCCAGGAAGGATGACATAGTAGACGTCAGTCTCTGCCAGCATTAGCGAATAGGACGGTGTAATATTATAGTACAGGCGCTCTGTAGAGGATGAGAACGGCTGTTGCACAAGAGGAAGTGCATTTGTCAGCCTCCCCTTCAACTGGATAGGAGCAAGAATGATGAACGGGGTATTTGGCCCAATACCATAACCCTTGTCCTGGCAGTTGAGAAGAATTGTCTGGCAAGCGAGATTAATAGTATTAATGTCACGAATGGCATTGTAATCCTTGTCGGTATTCGCAACGCCAGCAGGAGTTACCGCTTGCCACGCGATATTCTGGCCAGCACCAACAGCATCAATGACATCATAGTAGTTTTGGGCTTTACTTGATGCCCATTTATTTCGGAACGTGATGGCATTATTCTCAAGGGTCCAATACTCCTTGTCGTCGAACAACTGCCTGTCCCAACTAAGACCACCCCCATAACGGGAGAAGTTGACAGTAACCTTATCACCTGACATGGTATACAGACGGGCTTTTTCCCCGGTCTTTACAGAGCGGAAAGCCAGTGTATCCTGTACATCAGTAATAGTAAACCCATCACGGTTACTGCCACGGTAATCCCTCATCTCAAACACCTTCTCATAGGCATTATCAAAATAGGTAGTCTGTTGGAATTTCTTCAACACTTCAAGCACGGAGTCGGGAAAGTTTGCGGCATCGGCATAATTTGCCTGCAAGAGAGCTTTACCTGCGGCATCCTGTGTCACAACAGGCTCACCCATGAATGCCTTGAGGCTCCCAGTAAGCATCTGTTGTGCTTTGGGGCTGTCGATACCCCCTGCTTCCTCGAAACGTCCCCAGTCGGAGACTATTTGTCCTTTATAGCCTTTCATTGTACTGTCCCTTTCTGGGTTATATAGCTAAGTCGCCCTGCAAGTGTATCTCACAGAGAACGGCGTCAGCAGCAGGTTGAAGTGTGACAAAACCACAGGCAGCAAGTGCGCCCGCAACTGTCGTGATAGCATTGGTCGTAGGGTCAAAATACACGACACTGCCTTCTGCATGATCGGCAAGATTACCGGCAGTAACTGTTGCACAATCTACGAGGACTTTGGGAATGTTGTAGTACATGACATTCTCTACGTCAACGGCAGTTGTCTGACCGGCAATAGTTACGAGATCATTGACTTGATACATTGTCCATCGAATGTAGCCACCAGAGGGAGTAGTGTAGGTAAAATTCCTACTCTCCGGAGGGGCGCTTCTTATTGAACAGGCCACTATGGGCCTCCTTATTGTTAAGTTTTAGTGTCGTATTCCAGATCAGCCTTACCACCAGGTATGAGCGGGTTTACATCTGGGTCAAGAGCATTATCGTCAGAGATAATGTCAGGTGGTTTTGTATCACCTTTTGGATCTCCATCATCTTGCACCTTCTCTATCTCAATACCAAGAGTTGGCATTAGTAATTTGAAATTTTCCAACTGCTCGTCCACATACTTATTCAAGGCTTCCTTGAACTTGACAGGATCGTCAGATTCGGCCCTAAAATGTTTCAGTTGGAGATCCACATATGCCTTGCTCTTGTCATCCAACTTGCGCTCGGTGACGATATTGGCAAATGTAGAGCCTGTTTCAAATGATAGATTCTTGGCTCTTAGCTCAGAGATTGTTCCCTCATACTGTGCCTTGAGAGTGGTTTCAAGTTTCTTATTCTCGTCTGCTACCCGTCGCGTGTGTTGCTGTGAATCATGTGTACTCTGTGTAATAAAATCACGTACAGCGGGTGATCCGGTAAGGGCATCAGCTTCAAATAAGTCTTCTGGCTTCACATTCAAGGTACCAATGGCGGTTTTTACTTCTGAAATATTCATTACGTGATCCTCCTTGGCGAAAGCTGCTATGCTTCCGAGTATTGTTGCGTCGGGAAAGCCCGGGTGTGCGTTGGCAGAATTTGCCAGGGCTACTCCTGTGATTTTATTAATTCCCGTCGGCCAAACAGTGTTGCCCTCTCTGGCATACGTAAAGTCTGCTTCTATGGACGCTACATCAAGATCGAGATCGCGGAACTCAGGGTAGATGTACATGGCAGCAATAGTTGCTGTAACGGTTCCATCATCCTTCCTGGTTCCTACAATCTCGCCAATCGGTTTACGCCCGTCGTGACTATTATCGCCTGGGGGTCCATGCTCATTGAACACCGGCGTGTGGAGTAATACTTTATCGTGAATCCAACCAATGGCAGATTTCACCCACTTGATTGGGGTCAGAATGCCATCGAGTTGAATATTACTATTACCTTCGTGTGCGATGCGGAAAGCCTTGATAAGAGGACTTGGGTCACTGGTTGCTTTGGTTCTTTCCAACCACTGCTTGTCCACCATCTTTACTATCTCCTCCTGCGCCATCGCTTGCAGTTGAGCTTGTAGCCGATAAATCATCTTTCTTATTCTCCTTGATTTTCTTTATTTCCTGATCCGCGTCAACTTCTGATAGATATGATAACAGCTGTTCTAGCGACATTGCATTTTCCATATACATTGGCAAGTATACATCTTTTATAAGTCCCAAAGACTGACTACTGGTAAATGGTATCTCAGCATCTATTGCCATTGGGTCAAGATTCTGCTGGAACTTGTCGTTGTACATGAGGATGGCCTTTTGGAACAACTCTTCGTAGGCGCCAATCCATATCTTACGTTCCTTACCGGTACTGAGCTCAATAAGCTCAAGTAGGTTCTCAGCAGTAGCTCTATTGGATAGGAGTTCTGGGTGGCCTAAAAAATGAACAGGAACACCAGTGGCACCAGATATCGCCTGTATGTCGGCCTCTGCTGCCTTCTGGATAGTAGTAAACCCCTCACCCTTGTACATCTCCAGTGAGAACTTGCCATTTGCCAGTACGAGAGCCTTACCTATACGCCAATTCTTATTGTCTATTCTCGCCTGAATACGTTCTGCCTCAGCAACAGACTCAACAGTAATTACAGGTGTAGGTGCCGCAAACAAACTATTGATCTTTCTCCAGTCCCAGAGTTCCTTGTCCAGATCCTCAATATGTCGGAGAACGAATGCCGCCTTTGGAGGAGTCTTACTGTAATTTGACGCACTGCCACAGAAGCGTTTGTATATGAATTCCTCTTCTGACAAGTCGAAATCCAACTTGATGGGCTTACCGTCGGCCCGAGTAGTATCACCTTTATAAGTAGCTTTCAAGTAATGATAGTAGTCAGGCTCGTCGGCCACAATAGTATACGGACTGGTATTCCAAGGCACATAGACTGCACGAATCATGCCTTTGGGGTAAGTGGTACTCTCTACAGGAAGTACTCGCAGGAGGACACGGCCTTCAAGCTCTGTGCCGACTGCCCAATCCTGTGGTGCTTCTTCGTCTATGTTATTGAATGTAATAAAATCGCGGATAAACTTGAGTTCTCTGTCAGCAGTACCTGGGTAGCCGTCACGCTTGACAACTTGGACACCACGACCAATCATAAATGCCGCCCGTACATCGACGATATTCTTTAGGATCATACAACCCCAATCGTCTTCCAAGTCATACTTGCTGTGCATGACATTTACTTGTGTCTCGTAGGACTTATAGGGATTGCCAACATAATGCTTATTACTGGTGGCACTTTCAAGACCCGTCATGGGGTCAGTGGCCGCCTGTAGGGACGCATCCAGTAGGTCGATCTCATGG